GAAACGGTGAAAGTCACGACTTCTACGGAGTCAAGACAAAAAATAAAGGATATGTTTAAAAATGGAAGTTAAGAATTTTAATATCAGCACAAGCAATTTGCCTTACTTATTTGAAAAGATTAAGGCATTAGATTTATCACAGGGATATGTGGCTAACGTAACAATCAAGTCACACACACGTAACTTAGAACAAAACGCTAGATTATGGAAGCTATATGGTGCGATTGGCGAATATATTGGCGAGTCACCAGACAAAGTGCATGAACTGATGGGCTGGAAGTTCCTACGCAGTCAGTCTGTAGTCAATGGTGAAACGATTGAAGTCATTAAGAGTACGACTAAACTGTCCACGGCAGAGATGGCAGACTATCAACGTCATGTTGAGATATGGGCTGGCACGATTGGATTTGTCTTCAATGAGATTGAGTCATGATTGCCGTATTGTTTGCTAGGTCTGATAGCGCATACAAAGATGATGCTGATTTTGATGTGTATGACATACATCGTGATGCTAGACAGTTTTGTAAAAAGATGCCTGTGTTAGCACATCCACCTTGCAGAGCATGGGGTCAACTAAGCCACATGGCTAATCCAAGAGAAGGCGAAAAGCAATTAGCCTATCTAGCACTAGCACAAGTAAGATTAAACGGTGGTGTGTTAGAACACCCAGCAAGTAGCAGATTGTTTAAAGAGGCTGATTTGCCTATAGGTATGTTGAAAGACGAGTTTGGTGGTTTTACTGTTACTATAGACCAGTATGACTTTGGTCACGTAGCACACAAGGCAACCAAGTTATATATATGCGGTATTGATGTAAATGATTTGCCACCTATGCCACCAAAAAATACAGCACCTACTGACCGGTCAATATGTGGGAATGTTAAAGGCACTAAACGCTGCACACAATACCAACGTGAATACTCCCCCCCCCCCCTAATAGAATGGCTCAAGACAATATGTTTAAGGATTAAGAATGTCTAAAATCACACAATCAGCTAAAGGAGAGAACTGCACGGTCAGAATTATTGGCTACTGCAACGGTAATCCAGAAACAACCGTTTTGGCGCATTTAAGCGGTATAAGGTATGGACATGGTACTGGTCAGAAAGTAAACGACCTACACGGTGCGTATTGTTGCTCTGGATGCCATGATGCTATAGATGGCAGAGTCAGGACTAACCACACTAAAGACGAATTAAAATTATCGCACCTAGAGGGTGTTATTGAAACGCAGTTAAGATTAATTGAGAAAGGTTTATTATGATTGTCTTTCGTAAGAAGGTAGATGCTTGGGTAGTAACAGCTAGGGATTCAGAATGCCAGATTATCCACATTGGTAATTACCAGACCCAAGAAGAAGCTAAAGCAGCAGAACAAGCATTTAGAGATAAAAAAATAGCAGAGTCATACGCACAACAAGAAGCAAAGCTAGACAGGTTGGCAAAAGAGATGGTTGCTAGATATAACGTCTACCTAGAATTTTGCGTATTACCTAAAACGCTAACAGACATGAAGCAACAATTAGATGCCGATAAGAATACTGCATCCAACACGATTAAGAGCTTAATGGCTAGAGGCTTTATGAAAAGCATTGTTGTTACCGACACCGGAACACGTAAGTACTACAGCTTTGTCACTACTAAGCTAATGAGCTACGAGGATGCATTAGAGTATGTGTCACCTAAGAAATACAAAACTAAAGTTAGCGAAAATACACCAACGATAGAAGGTGCTAGGGTAATTAATTTTGATGACAGAAAATTAAGCAATTTATACATGACTCAACGTGCAATAGATCGGGCTAACATGAAATCACCTAAGAACTATACAAGTGGCGCAACTATGTCAGGGAGTGATTGGTAATGAAAGTTACTAGCGATGGTTCAAGTGCAAGCTATTATGAGTTGCCAAATAATGCTAGTGAGTTGCAAGACTTGATTAGCGCAAAGAATATGAACGCACAGATTGGTGAGATATTTCGTGAGTGCTACCGCTATGGTCAGGCATCACATTGTGACGAAATAAGGGGAATTAAAAAGATACTGTTCTATGCTAATGCAGAACTTAAAAGATTAGCCAGCCAAGAACAGTCTTGACCGGCTATGTTTAAACAAATGTTTAGACTATTTGTTCATTACGTACATAGTAACTTCAAAGCCAAAACGCATTTCAGTAGCTGCTGGTGATGTCCACATGATAGTAGTCCTTAATCTGTGATAAGCAAGATTGCTTGTATGTAATAATGCACCGATTGTTAAAGACTACATATAGTAAAAACCATTAAATAATAGGAACAACATGATTGATTTAAGATTAGGTAATTGTTTAGAAGTAATGAAATCTATTCCTAGCGGAAGTATTGATGCAATTATTACAGACCCACCATACGGAACTACTGCTTGCAAATGGGATAGTGTCATACCTTTTGAGCCAATGTGGGAACAGTTAAAACGCATAATTAAACCAAATGGGGCAATTATATTTACCGCCAGCCAACCATTTACAAGTTTACTGGTAATGAGCAACATTGAAATGTTTAAAACATCTTGGATATATCAAAAAAGATGTGCAAGCAATTTTGCTCAAGGCAAATATATGCCAATGAAAGAACATGAGGATGTTTTAGTATTTGGAAAACAAAAAACAGTTTATTACCCTATCATGCAAGAAAGAAAAGGAAGTGGATTGGCTAGGTCTAAATATGCTTATTCTGATGCATCAAGACATAAATCTGGTGAATTTGTTGGAAGTATTAAAGGCGATTATGATAAAGAAAATGATGCTGGGAATAGTGAGTTAAGACTTCCATCGTCAATACAAGAGTTTAATAATAGAGCAAATGGTGATAGGGGATTTCATCCAACTCAAAAACCAGTTTTACTTCTTGAGTATCTGATTAAAACATATACATTAGAAAATGAAACTGTATTAGATTTTACAATGGGAAGCGGTACAACTGGTGTTGCTTGCAAAAACCTCAATCGCAATTTTATAGGAATTGAGTTAGATGAAGGTTACTACAACATAGCAAAGCAGCGTATTGGTGATATATTGACCAAGATTGATAAGTATGGTAAAGTCACGTAACGATTTATAGTAGTGCGATTTTGCATTACTTTTTTATTCCAGCGACAGTACATCGCTAGAAAGCAATCATCGCCCCCCAGACGTGGTAGGGTAGACTCCGAGGCAGTCTAGTTGCGAGAGCCTCCTATTTTTTAGGGAATAACTATGGCAAAAGGTTTGTTAGACACAAAAACTACTATTGGCACAGCCAAAGAGATTGCTGACAACACCAAGAATGCCATTGATAACTATTCTCTTGGAGCTATGAACCCAAGTTTGCCTAATACTGAGTACTGGGCAAAGATGGCTAAGATGTTCCGAATCACACCAGCAGAAGCTAAACGTCAACGATGCGGTAACTGCGAATACTACGACAACACTCCCGAAATGTTTGAGGCTATGGAAGCCATCCCACTTAACAAGTACGACCTGTATGATGGTCAAGCTCAACGTGGTTGGTGTCATAAGCTAGATTTGATTTGCCATAACTCCCGTCTATGCTCTGTATGGGAACGTAAAGACTTTGAAACCGAAGATTAATTATGCGATTAGATTATGAACGACCATTGGGCAATAATACTGTTAGCTGTAATCGCTAACCTTACTCTAATTATCAACGCAATACATCATTGGTAAACTAATTTTAACAACTGGGTGACCAACCTATAAGGAGTCACAACATCATGGCAGAAATTACAGAAACAAACCCCAAAGGTGCAGGTGCGCCACTAGGTCATACGAACGCTAGTAAAAACAATAGGATATGGGGAGATTTAATTAGAAAACTCGCAGTCCAAGAAGATTACAGGCGATTACATACTATTGCTAATGCTTTATATGAAAAAGCAGCCGATGGCGATATGAATGCTATCAAAGAGATAGGCGATAGATTAGATGGTAAGGCAATGCAAGAGAACAAAGTAACTGGTGATGCTGATGCACCATTGGTGATACAAGTGGTAACGGGTATAGATGACAACTACTAACCCGATTGATCTAGGTTACAAGCCTCGGTTACCACAGAAAGAGATACACAAGGCAGTAAGAGAGAATCGTTTTGTTGTGGTAGTAGCACATCGTAGGATGGGTAAAACTGTATCTGCTATTGTGCAATTGATACATTCTGCGTTACAGAACACACAAAAGAATCCTAGGTATTCTTATATTGCACCAACGTATTCACAAGCAAAGAGGGTCGCATGGGATTACCTAGTAGAATATACTCGCTCACTTGGTGGTACTGCAAACATCGCAGAGCTACGAGTGGACTTTCTGGGCAGAAGGATAAGCCTATACGGTAGTGAGAATAGTGATAGTTTACGAGGCCAGTATTTTGATGGTGTATGCCTAGACGAGGTTGGCGACCAAGACCCAAAAACGTGGAACGAGATAATACGACCAGCTCTAGCAGACAGAAAAGGCTTCTGTTTGTTTATTGGCACTCCAAAGGGGAATAATCATTTCCGTGAGTTCAAAGAACGTGCAATGGTCACAGAAGGCTGGAAGTTCTTAGAGTTTAAGGCTAGTGATACTGGCATACTAGACCCCCAAGAGTTGGCTAGTGCTAAGAACGAGATGGGCGAGGACAAGTACAAGCAAGAGTTTGAGTGTAGCTTTGACGCACCGGTAGAAGGTGCTTACTATGGGTCACTATTACATGAAGCCGATAACGAGAAGCGTGTTACTAAGATACCTAAAGACGAACTGGCAAAGATTGTTTGTAGCTGGGATTTGGGTGTCAGCGACAGTACGTGTATTTGGGTAGCTCAGATAGTTGGTAAAGAGATACAGCTAATAGATTGCACAGAGAACCACGGAGTCGGACTAGATTACTATGTTAGTTGGTTACGTGATAATGGTTATGACAAGGGTCAGCAGATTCTTCCGCACGATGTAAGAGTCAGAGAGATGACCACAGGTCGCAGCCGTTTAGAAGTCTTAATGGAAGCAGGACTAGATGTTACTGTAGCACCAAGCCTATCTATAGCAGATGGCATTCAAGCAGTTAGACGTATGCTGCCTAGATGCTGGTTTGATATGGAACACACTAAGAACGGTCTGGTGGCATTGCGTAACTATAGACGTGAGTTTAACGAGAAGCAGAACGTGTTTTATGATAAGCCGGTACATGATTGGTCATCACACTTTGCAGATAGCTTTCGTTACATGGCAATAGGATTAGTAGAAGTAGATACAACATGGTCTAAACCATTACAACAAAATAAGGCATGGGTCGTATGATTCCAGCAAATAAACAGGAAGCATTGCTACTTGGAGTAAAAACTTATTTTACTGGAGTTCCATGTAAACGTGGTGGTATTGCACATAGACGATTAAATGGAGATTGTTTATGTGATGCTTGTAAATTAGCAACTGCACAAATTAAAAGCAATTGGTTTAAAAATAATAAAGATAAAAATATTGCATGGGCTAAAGCAAATCCAGAAAAAATGATTGCCTATAAAAAGAAATATGAAATAAATAATTCAGAAAAAATAGAACAATACAGAAAACAATGGAAATCTCTTAATAAGAATAAAGTATTAAGCAATACTCATAAAAGACAAGCATCTAAATTAAATGCTACACCTTTATGGTTTAATGAGTTAGATGAGTTTGTTATTTCAGAAGCTATAGATTTAGCTACAATAAGAGAAAAGATAACAGGAATTAAATGGCACGTTGACCATATGATTCCATTAAAAGCAAAAGAAGCCTGTGGATTGCATTGTGCAGACAATATTCAAGTTATACCAGCTAGCATCAATTTAATGAAGAATAATAAATTGATTTATACCGTTTCACACGAATGGATTAAAACACTATGAACACAGAAGAATTAAAAGCACTTGTTGCAGATGAAGTCAATAATGCTATTGGTTACCTTGAATCTGATACTGTTGAAGCAAGAGCCAAGGCTATGGAGTATTATTTCCGTGACCACTATGGCAACGAAACAGAAGGTCGCAGCCAAGTAGTTACCGGTGAGGTAGCTGAAGCTGTAGACGGTGCATTACCTCAACTAATCCGTGTATTCACGTCATGCGAGGATGCTGTACGCTTTGAGCCAACTAAAGATGGTGAAGAACCATTGGCTGACCAAGCTAGTGATATGGCTAACTGGGTATTCTACAAAGACAACGATGGTTTCCTAATCCTACACAACTGGTTCAAGGATGCTTTGCTACAAAAGGTCGGTGTAGTTAAAGCCTACTGGGAAGAAAAGAAAGACACCATCAAAGAAAAGTACAAAGGCTTAACCGATGATGAGTTAGCCATGATTATGCAGACAGGCGAGTGGGAGATCACCAAGCAGACTACTGACATAGTAATTGGTTCTGATGGTATATCTTACAATACGCATAACATTACGATTGAAAGAATAAACGATGAAAGCCGTATTGCCATTGAGAACGTACCACCTGAAGAGTTCCTAATCAGCAAACGTGCTAAGACCATTGAGGACTCACCATTCACCGCTCACCGTAGAATGATTGCTCGTGGTGACTTGATTGCTATGGGCTACGAGAAGTCTATCGTTGACACTATCCCAGCAAACGACCGCTTAGAGTACGCACCAGAGCGCCTAGCTCGTTTTGGTCGTGATGAGTTGCCAGACTATACACAGTCCAGCGATCTATCAATGGAAGAGGTTGAGATATTTGAGTGCTACATTAAGGTTGATACAAACGATAACGGCTTGCTAGAACTACGCAGGGTTATCCTAGGCGGTGAAACAATACTGTCTAACGAAGAATGCGACTACGTGCCATTCCACTCTGTATGCCCAATTCCTATTCCACACAAATTCTTTGGTCAATCACTAGCAGACCGCACAATGGACTTGCAACTAACCAAGTCTACTATCTTGCGTCAAATGCTAGACAACTTGTACCTAACCAATAACGCACGAGTAACTGCCGTAGAGGGTCAAGTAAACTTAGATGACTTGCTAACGTCTACTGCCGGTGGTGTTATTCGTGTTAAGAATCCTCAAGCAGTAAACCAACTTACAGTAGCAAACACAGCCGGTCAGTCATTCCCAATGATGGAGTACTTGGATGGTGTACAGGCTAAACGTACTGGTGTTAGTGATCTACAGCAAGGTCTTGATGCTAACGTGCTTCAGAACACTACAGCAACAGCCGTGGCAGCCATGATGCAACAGTCAGCAGGTAAGCTAGAGCTAATGGCTCGTATCTTTGCTGAAACAGGTGTTAAATCATTATTCCGTGGCATCTTGCACCTATTATGCAAATACCAAAACCAAGCCAAAACAATCCGTATGCGTGGCAAATGGGTATCTTATGACCCACGTGAATGGTCTAACCTATACGATGTAAGCATCAACGTAGGCTTGGGCAACGGTAACCGCCAAGAACAGATTGCTATGCTGCAAATGATTATGGCTAAACAGGAAGAAATCATCGGCAAGTACGGTGCTAACAACCCATTGGTGACTGTAACGCAATACCGCAGCACTCTTGGTCGCATGATTGAGATGGCTGGCTTCAAAGACACCACATCATTCATTAATGACATTACACCAGAGGTTGAACAGCAAATAATGCAACAGGCATCACAGCCACCTGCTGATCCAACGTCAGAGGCAGCACAGTTATATGCCAAGGTTGAAGAACAAAAAGCTCAACTTACTGCACAGACTAACCAAGCCAAGCTACAACTGGATCGTGAGCAAATGCAGGTAGACAATGCTCGTAAAGAACTAGAGATGCAACAAAAACAAATGCAAATGGAAGGTGACTACCGTATTAAGGAAGCCGAGCTTCAATTGAAACAGATGGAGCTTGAGATTAAGACACAGGCAACAGACGGTAAACTACAGACAGAACAGCTTAACGCTATTATGTCAGCCATTACTAGCTTGAATGAAATGGTAAAAAGTGGTATAAAGGCTGAACCACAAGATATGGAAGATTACGGTGTATAATACACAAGATATAGGGCTAAAATGACTAAATCAGAGTGGGCAAACAATATGCTCCAAGACCAAAACTTCTTGGATGTATTTAAAGAGATGGAAGATTTACAAATGCTACGGTGGGCTAATTCACCGCTTTACGATTACGATGAGCGACAAGATGCTTACACAAAGCTAACAGCCATCCGTGAAGTAATGGCACATATAGTTGGCATGGCAGATGACCGCAAGATTAATGCCAAACGCTGGAAGATTTTATAGTATCTATAAAACGTGGCTAGGCGCACTAGCATTTGGAGATTTAAATGACTACCGACACCAACCCTAACGGGAGTGACACACAAAGCAATGGAACTATCAATGAAGCACAAAACGCATTCTTAGGTTTAATGGATGCATCGGAAGCACCCGAAGAAGGGCAAGCAGAAGAGCGACAAGAGCAAGAGAATGAAGAAGGTGGTAACGAGCAAGAAGTTGAGCAAGAAGATAATAGCTCAGAGGAGTCTGAACCAGACCAAGACGAACAACGGTTTCAAGTTAAAGTCGGTGGCGAGGATAAAGAACTAACCTTAACTGAACTAAAATCACTAGCGCAACAAGGTGCAGATTACACCAAAAAAACGCAACAAGTAGCAGAGCAACGCAAAGCAGTAGAGGCTGAACAAAAAGCTATTGAAGAAGCCAAATATATGCGTGATGCTTATGCAGAACGGTTGCAAGCAATGGAGCAGTTACTTAGCTCACAACAACCACAGGAAGACTTGGACTACTTAAAAGAGTCCGACCCTATTGGTTACGCTGTACGAGTGGCAGAGATGTCGCAGAATAAAGAGAAGTTATACGCAATACAAGCTGAACGTCAACGCATTGCAGAGATGCAACAAGCAGAGCAACAGCAAGGAATGCAACAATACCTATCTCAACAGGCTGCTGTACTATCTGAAACGCTACCAGAATATAGCGATCCAGTTAAGGGAGAGGCACTAAGGTCAGACTTGCGCTCGTTCGCAAAGAACTTAGGATTCTCAGACCAAGAGTTATCAGCAGTACGTGATGCTCGGCACGTTATGGCATTGTATAAGGCAATGCAGTACGATAAATTACAACAATCTAAGCCTCAACTAAACAAGAGGGTTAGTGAACCGCCTAAGACTATTAAGTCTGGTAACAGTAATACAGCAACAAATACTGACCAGCATAAGAAGGCTATGGCTCAATTACAAAAAACAGGCAAAATCCGTGATGCGGTTTCTGCTTTTGAAAACTTTATTTAAGGAATTATCATGGCAACATATCAAACCTATACCGCCATTGGTCAACGTGAAGACTTGGCTAATGTAATCTACAACATCTCTCCTACAGATACTCCATTCATGACATCTGTTGGTAAGACTTCTGCTACTGCCGTATACCACGAGTGGCAAAAAGACAGCTTGGCTGCTGTTAACACTTCTAACGCTGTAGTTGAGGGCGCTGCTGCATCTGATGCAACATTGTCACCTACTACTCGTATTGGTAACCGTACTCAAATCTCTGCTAAAACTGTTAAAGTTTCTGGTACTTTGGAAACAGTTAACAAAGCTGGTCGTAAATCTGAGAAAGCATACCAATTGGCTAAGGCTTCTGCCGAAATCAAACGTGACATGGAAGCTATCTTGTTAAGCAACCAAGTTGCTTCTGCTGGTGATGCTACAACTGCTCGTACTTTGGGTGGCTTACAAGCATGGTTAAATACCAACTACTCTGGTGGTACTTCTGGTACTGCTGGTGCATCTGGTACTACTGCTCGTGTAACTGGTACAGACCGTGCATTTACTCAAACTATCTTGAATACAGTTATCCAATCTGCTTATGTTGCAGGTGGTTCACCAACAATCTTGATGGTAACTCCAGCTCAAAAAGTAGTTGCATCTACATTTGCCGGTATCGCTACACGTTACAAAGATATCCCAAGCAACGTACAAGCATCTATCATCGCTGCTGCTGACGTGTTTGTTTCAGACTTTGGTACTATCTCTATCGTACCTAACCGTTTCATTCCTAACTCAGACAATGATGACGTAGCATTCTTACTAGACCCAGAAATGGCTTCAGTAGCTTACTTACGCCCATTCCAAACTAATGAGCTTGCCAAAACTGGCGATGCTGATGTAACTCAACTATTGGTAGAGTACACATTAGAAGTTAAGAACGAAGCAGCACACGGTATCATCGCTGACTTAACTTAATAGTTAGTTAGATATGTGGGGAGGGGAAACTCTCCCCCATTATGAGGTCTTATGAGCAATATAATATCCAACGGCATTACAGATACATCATTCATAGATAACGGTGATGAGCTAATCATTGCTAAGAGCCAAGACATAACTGGCATTCTTGAGATGAATAAGCGTGAGTACGCTGCTCAAGACGAACGTAAAAGATGGAGTGAGGATGCATTCGGCAACAAGGTCGCATCTATACCGCTCACAGTATTTTCAGATTTAGAGAAGCTAGGTATAACACGTGGCTTCGCAGTAATAGATAAGAAACGATTTAACGAATGGTTAAACAATCCCGATAACAGAGCATTTAGAACCAGAGCAGGTAGGATATAATGGCATTGACAAACTACGCAGACTTACAGACTACGATTGCCAGTTACCTAGCACGTAGCGATCTAACAGCAATGATTCCTGACTTTATCAGGCTTGCTGAAACACGTTTACGTAGGGAATTACGTATTCGCCAAATGTTAAAGGTAGTAACCACGACAGCAGTAGCAGGCGATTCTACAGTAGAGTTACCGTCAGACTTCTTGCAGATGCGTGACATACACCTAAACACAAACCCAGTAGCAACATTAGAGTACCAGTCACCTAGCGCATTATTCCGTAATTCTCGCACTATGGACTCTGGTCTACCGCATCAATATACTGTCCTAGCACAAGAGTTTCAATTATCTCCAGTACCAGACAGTAACTACACAATAGAACTTCTATATTACGCAGCACCAGTATTCATGAGCAGCACAGTTCCATCAAATGCGTTTATGGCTATCTGTCCAGACCTGTTACTTTACGGTGCTTTGGGTGAGGCAGAACCTTATCTTATGAATGACTCACGTCTACAGACTTGGGCAACAATGTATGACCGAGGTTTAACTGCTTTAACCGTATCAGATGACCAAGGCGAGTATGCTGGGTCACCAATTTCAATCTCAATAGCAACACGATAAAGGAATTATTATGTCAGAAATGTCCAACTACCTAGAAAATGCGCTGATTAATGTAACGTTACGAGGCACAGCTTACACAGCACCAACAACAATTTACGTTGCACTATTTACTAGCGACCCTACCGATGCCGGTAGCGGTACAGAAGTATCTGGTGGCTCTTACGCACGAACAGCAGTAACCTTTGCTGCACCATCTAACGGTGCTAGCCTATCTAACGCAGACTGCACATTCCCACAATGTACTGTAGCATGGGGTACTGTAGGTTGGATTGGTCTATACGATGCATTAACTACTGGTAATCTTTTGTACCACACTCCACTAGACGTATCTAAAACAATTGATGTAGGCGATATATTTAAAATTGCATCAGGCAGTCTTTCAGTTACATTATCTTAGGGGTAAGTTATGCCTCTTATAGTTAAGGATAGAGTACAGGAAACATCTACCACAACTGGTACTGGAACATTTACGCTTTCTGGTGCTAATAGTGGTTTTGCTACATTTTCTAGCGCAATAGGTAATGGCAACACAACTTACTACGCTATTGTAGGTGGTACAGAGTGGGAAGTAGGTATTGGCACAGTAGGTGCTGGTACGTTAGCAAGGACTACATTACTTGCATCATCTACAGGCTCTGCCATATCGTTTAGCGCAGGCATTAAAAATGTATTCTGTACCTATCCTGCTAGTAAATCTGTAACCATAGACGATATACAGACGCTAACTAATAAAACAATTAACTTAGCTAGTAATACTTTAACTGGCACAACAGCACAATTCAATACGGCTCTTTCAGATGGTGACTTTGCTACTTTAGCTGGTACTGAAACGCTTACCAACAAGACGCTAACTTCACCAACTATTACTGGTGGTGCATTAAACGGCACATTAGGCGCTACTACACCAAGTACAGTAGTGGCTACCAACGTAAATACACCAAACACATTTGGCTTTAAGAACTTATTGATTGACGCTGGCTTTACCATCAATCAACGGGGTTATGTTTCTGCAGCTACATTGGCATCAGGTTCTTATGGTCACGATAGATGGAAGGCTGGAGCTAGTGGTGGTAACTATACATTTACACAACTAGCATCAAGCACAACCATTACCATTGCGTCAGGCAAGTCTTTAATTCAAGTGGTAGAAGATAAAAATGTAAACGGCACTAGCTTTGTATTGTCTTGGACAGGGACAGCACAAGCTCGTTATGCAGTTAATAGTGCAACACCTTCAGGCTCTTATGCAGCTAGTCCTATATTGATTACAGGTCAAACTGTTGGTACAACAATGAGCGTTGAGTTTAATGCAGGAACTTTAAGTAACCCACAACTAGAGCTAGGCTCAACAGCCACATCATTTGATGTGCGTGACTATGGTCGTGAGTTGATTATGTGTCAACGGTATTATTTTCAAGATACAAGATTTTTTTCAATATCAACTCAAGGGGCAGCTACAAACGGGCAAACCTATCCATTTCTTACATTTGTATTGCCTGTATCAATGCGAACTACACCAACAATAACACCATCAGGGTCAACAACATTTAGCGGTGTATCCTCTTATAATAACCAAACATTAGATGCACAATGGGGATATAGTGGCGGCAATACAGCAATAACATTAAAATTAGATAATCCAGCAACAGGTGCTTTTAATTTACCTATAAAAGTAAGTGCGGAGCTTTAATATGACTAAAAAATATAAATTGGAAAATCCTTTTGGAGTTGTTGATTTAGATACAAAATGTTGGATTCCATTTGACCTAGAAAATACAGATTATCAAAAATACTTAGCATGGTTAGAAGAAGGCAATACACCTGAAGCTGCTGATTAATGGAAAATATAATAATCAAAATAAATGCTTTTCTAGCTAAACTATACATACCATGCAAAGTTCCTGTATGTTAGACGGATTAGTAGGGTTTGTTATAGTAACTTTATTAGGATAAATTATGTTTGGCATAGCAGCATTTTCACAAACACCATTTAGTGCAATAGCTGGTCAATTGTTATTAGCATCAGCAAGCATTGATGGAAATGCACTTGTTACTGCTAATGCAAATCAAATTAGTAGCGCAAATGCTATAATAATAGCTAATGCAGCAGTTACTGCTAGTGGAAATAGAACACGACTAAATTCAGCTCAAATTAATGGGCTTGCAGCAGTTAGTTCCAATGCCATTAGGGTTAGGACATCAACTGGCAGTATTAATGCGTTAGCAAGCGTTTCTAGTGGTTCTAGCGTTATATATAGCGCAAATGCCTCAATAATAGGAAATGCTACTGTACAATCTAGTGCATTTAGAATAAGAACTGCTGCTGGTAGCATAAATGGTAGTGCAACAGTTACAAGTAACGCAATAAGAACTAGAACTGCATCAGGATCGGTAGTCGGGCTTGCTACAGTTACAGCTCTTGGTGGTGTTCAGTACAGCGCAGATGCAAAGATTAATTGTTTTGCTTTAGTAAATGCTCAAGGTAGAGCAATATGGAACGGAATATGTGGTATTACAGGTAATGCTACTGTCATTGCTAATGGTACAAAGTTAGGCGATAACTGGACACCAGCATTAGAAAGTATCAATACTTGGACAGACACATCAGTAACATCAAACACATGGACAGAAACACCAGTCACTAGCAATACATGGCTTTTAAAGGGATAAATTATGGCTAAGAATAAGATAAGTGAGTTTTCATCAACACCAGCAAACAATACCGACATTGGTGGTATAGACATTGCAGAGGGTTGTGCGCCTAGTGGTATAAATAACGCTATCCGTGAGTTGATGGCACAGCTTAAAGACCAGCAAGTAGGTACAGACGCAGACAACTTTACCGTAGGTGGTAACTTAACTGTTACTGGCACGACTACCGCTACTGGTGCTATTACTGCTACTGGTGGTGTTACAGGTAATGTTACTGGAGCTACTACTGGCGCACATAATGGTTCTGTTGGTGCAACTACTCCTAGTACGATAGTGGCTACTACTCTTAATACAGCATCGCTTAAAGGAACTTCAGGTACAGTTGCTGGAGATGGAGTGTATTATACGATAGTAACAACAGGCGATAATGAAATGCTTATGGTAATGGCATCATGTAGTACATCTGGTAAACATACTAGAGCTACATTTGTTACTGCAACTTCTTTTGGGTCTACATCAACTACTGCATTATGTAATACCAATTATAATGGGCAAGGTCAAATAGCACTTCAATGGTCTGGAAATAATTTACAAATCAAAACTACAGAAAGTTTTAGCCCAGCAACAATAAGTTATAGTTATATCTATTTAGGATAAATAAGCAAGTAACTTTCTTAGAGATTAAATAATGATTGAAAAAATCCTAACTTTTTTAAATAATATCCCATCAGACAAAATATATCATTGTCTAGGTGGGGTTATTCTATTTGCTATCGGTCAATTATTCGGCTACGGTTTGTTATTTACTGTTGTTGGGGCGATTGGCAAAGAGATTTACGATTACTTGCACCAAGACACACACACTCCAGATGTATGGGATGCAGTAGCCACTACACTAGGCGGTTTATTAGGGTATATAATTTACCTTGGCTATTAGCCTACTTTATAAAGGAACACTATGGCTACCCAACGTATAGCATTTACAGAATGGACTCCAGACTTAGCAGGTGTTGCTGAGAACTTGTCTGTTGCACAGAATGTAGTACCAACTGCGCTAGGCTATAACCCATTCCCATTAGCAGTAGACTATTCTGCTGCTGCAAGTGAAAATCTTAACAATGTATTTGCTGGTAAGTTTAGTACGACAACAAGCATATTTGCCGGTGGTGCTACTAAACTATTCAAATTAGATAGTGCTGACTTGAGCATGGATAACGTATCTAAAAGCGTAGCAAGAACTATTACTAATGTGGCATTAACATCTAACGTAGCAACTATTACAACTTCTTTAGACCACGGGTATAGTACAGGTGATACAGTTACTGTAGATGCAAGTAATAATACTTTTGATGGTAGTTATACCATTACATCCACACCAACAACTACAACATTTACATACGCTAAAGTAAATGCCAACATTGCTAGTGCAAGTGCTACAGGTACTGTTATTGCTGCGGCATATGCCAATGTAGTTAAATGGAACTTTGCTCAGTTTGGCAATACTATTCTTTGCGTTAATAATATAAATAAGGTACAGAGTTTTACAATAGGGTCAAGTTTAGCATTTGGCGATTTAAGTGCAGACGCACCAGTTGCTAAATTTCTTACCGTTGTTCGTGACTTTGTTGTATGCGCTAACTTAGATGCTGGGACAAATTCAAACAAGGTTCAATGGTCTAACATTAACGATGAAGCAAACTGGACATCTGGTGGTGCAAGCCAATCTGACTTCCAAATAATTGCCGATGGTGGCAACATTACTGGTCTGACCGGTGGTGAGGTTGGATTAATATTACTAGACCGTGCCATTGTTCGTATGTCTTACATTGGCTCACCTTTATTCTTTCAGTTTGACACAATCAGCCGTGGTGTTGGTTGCGTAGAAGGCAACTCTGTTGTTCAGTACGGTGCTATGACTTACTTCTTAGGAGCAGATGGCTTCTATTCATGTGATGGTTCTACAGTTACCGCCATTGGTACGCAAAAGGTAGACTCATGGTTTTATTCCAATGCAAACATCTCTAAACTTAACTTGATGTCATCAACCATTGACCCTATTCGTAAGATAGTGGTATGGAAGTTTATAGACAACTTTGCACAAAACACTTTGCTAATCTACAACTGGCAAGTTCAGAAGTGGTCATCTTGCACAACTGATGTAGATGTTGTTGCTAGTTCTGCCTCTGCTGGTATGACATTAGAAGGCTTAGATTTGTATGGTAATATGGACACATTAACCACATCATTAGATGACCAATTATGGACAGGCGGTAAGTTCTTATTTGGTGGTGCTAGGACTACAAAGATAGTGACATTTACTGGTGCTAACTCTACGGCTACATTGACAACTGGTGACATAGGAAGCGAAGTAACTTCTGTGGTTACATTGGCACGACCAATAGTAGATAATGGCTCTGGGAGCGTAGCAATTGCTTCTAGGACACTTCTTAGCGCAGTTCCACAGTTAGGTTCATACATTCCAGCAAGTAGCGAGAACCGTGTAGCATTACGCAGTAGCGGTAAGTACCATCGTTTATCAGTAATTCCTACTGGAAGCAATTGGTCTAATGCCATTGGTATTGATATTGATGTGACTCCACAGGGTACTAGATGATGTATCGTAAGCTCAACCCAGCAGGCTCTACTCCACGGGAAATATCCGAGGTAGTAAACAATCTTGTTGAAGGTAAGTCTAACAATACTGGTAGTGTTACATTAGCAACTGGTAACGCAACTACTACTACTATTACTGACGAGCGAATTGGCTATGACTCGGTTATACTATTAACTCCTGTATCATCAGCAGCCGGCAATAACTTAGTACCGTATGCATCGTATCAAAATACAGTAGACCAAACATTTGCAGCAGCTAATACGGCTTATACTGTTGCATTAAATACGACAGATATTGCTGATGGTTCATATTTATCAGCAAATAAGATATATGTAAGAAATGCCGGTACTTATAATGTACAATTTTCATTACAACTAGCAAATACTACTACACAAATTGATGCAACTTCTATATGGTTAAAAGTAAATGGAGTAAATATTGATGGTACTGCTAGTAAATTTGATGTGCCAGCAAAGCATGGTTCTTCAGACGGTTATTTAGTAGCCGTGGCTAACTTTTTTGTTACTTGTAGTGCTGGTGATTACATTGAACTTGGCATAGCAATTGCTGCAACTGGTACTTATATAGAAGCATACGCAGCACAAACAACACCGTTTGCTAGACCATTAATACCGTCTAGCGTAGTAACATTGACATTAGCATCGCCAATACAATCACCATACATTAGCGCACAATCTAAAGGTACTGCAACATTGACACATTATGCTAACTCAGTAGCAGACAAGACTTATAAATACTTGGTAGTTGGATAATGGACTTTTCTTATGTACAGCCTAACGAACTGCGCCATTGCTGGTGGTGGGTTCGCATTGGTCTTGAGAAAGTTCGTGCTAAAGGACATTCAGATTGGCTAGTAGAGGACATCTATTGCGACTGCTATGAGCAAAGGTCAATGTTATGGATATTGCCAGAAAAGAAAGGTTTTATTGTATTACAGCCTAACGGTGTAGAGATGCACATTTGGGCAGCATGGTTAGATTCAAGCAACCCTGATGATTTATCCTTTGGACTTGAGTTTGCCAAGAGCATTGCTAAACAAGGCAACTGCAAAAAAGTGACGTTTTCTTCTATGAGAAGTGGATGGGAAACGAGAGCAAAACAACTAGGATTCAGACCAAGAAATTGGGAATTAAGCATTTAGGAGCATTACATGAAATACAATCACTTAGATATGTTGCCAGAGTTAGCATTCAAACCAGTAGGCAAACGCATGACTTTAGAAGGCGGTGGTGGTGGTCAGACACAGCAATCACAAACAGGTATTGACCCAATACTTAAACCTTACGTTAGCTATGGCTTACAGGAAGCTAAGAACCTTTATCAAGGCGAAAGTCCACGTTATTATGCAGGTCAAACTTATGTAGATCCATCTGCAAATACTCAAGCAGCATTATCGGCAGCAGGTAATCGTGCTATGGCAGGCAATCCATTGCTACCAGCAGCACAGCAACAACAACAGGCTGTGATTAGTGGGCAATACCTACAAAACAACCCATACTTTAACCAAGCTCTTGCCGGTGCATCACAAGGGGCAACACAAACCTACATGGATGCAATTAAATCTGCTCAAGGTGGCGCATCAATGGCTGGTCGTTACGGCTCTGGTGTAAGTGCTGACATTCAAAACCGTGCTGCTAATACATTGTCTAATACACTAGCCAATAAATATGGTGACTTAGCTTACCAAAACTATAATGCTGAACGTGGCAGACAAGAACAAGCTGTTGCTGGCGCACCGGCATTGGCTAACGCTGATTATACAGACATCAACCAATTGCTTAAAACTGGTCAAGCGCAAGAAGACTATGCCAACACAGCATTACAGGCAGACATCAACCGCTTTAACTACCAAGAGAACTTGCCTACTGCTAAACTTAACCAATACGCTCAATACTTGTCTGGTACACCTCAAGGTTCTACTACTACATCATCATCAAGTGGTGGTAAAATAGTATGTACCGCAATGAATGAGGCTTATGGCTTTGGTTCATTCCGTCAAGCTGTATGGTTACAACATTCTGCTACCATGCCAAATGCTAAGACGATTGAGAAGGGCTATCACACATTATTCTTACCTGTCGTAGCCTATGCCTTCAACGGTACACCAAATGCGCTTAGAAACGCTGTAAGACGTGTTGCAGAGCATATTGCACGTCATCGTACTGCTGACTTGTGGAAAGAAATGCGTGGTAAGAAACGTGACCCACTAGGTCGTATCTATCGTGCAATCATAGAACCTATTTGCTATATTGTTGGCAAGGTAAAGGGAGCTTAGTATGGCAGATCCAGTCACAATGGCGATGGTAGGAGCTGCTATAGGTGGTGGTGGCTCTCTACTTAGCGGTAAAAGTCTAGGCAAATCATTAAAGAACGCAGCCATTGGCGGTACTTTAGGATACGGTGGTGGCACTTTAATGGGTGGAGCTGGTGGATTAAGTGGTGCTGCTGGTAGTACAGGTACTGGATTATCACAAGGTGCTGGTGGTTTACTTGGTGGTGGTGCTGCTAATAGTGCAAGTTTAGCAGTTCCTACTTTAGCAGAAGGTTCATTAGCTGCTAATACAATGATTCCATATAGCGCAGAGATTGGCATGGCTAACTCGTTTAACCCTATAACTGGCGCACCAATAGCAACAGAAGCATCATCATTTGCTCCGGCTATGTTTTCCAATGCTCCTAGTGCTGGCGGTTTGACAGCATTAAATTCTGGAGTAGCAGCACCATCAACTTTTGCAACTATGTTTGGTAATATGAAAGATTTAGCAAGCATTGACAATCTTAAAGGTGCAGCGCAGGTAGCTAATATGTATCAGCCAACACCATTGCAAGCAGCACCAAGTGGTAGCATTAAAGTAGGGCAAGCACCTACGGGGGATATATATGATGCATTGCGACAAGCTGGCTATACCATGCCTAAACGCAGAGAAACAAATTTTAGCTTGATAGGATAAATTATGGCAAACGGATTATTAGATTATTTAAGTGGCTTTGGTGCAACAGCTCCAGAATACATGGGTGGGTTGCTCGGTCAGGAAGCTGTAGACAAGTTAAAAGGTCGTGCAGCTACTACTGGTATCGCCAATGCTGTATTAGGTTACCTAGCAGCACCTAAGAATCAAAACTTAGGACTTGGTCGTATCATTGGTCAATCATTACAAGCAGGTATGACAGGCGCACAAGGTGTCTACGACAATGCTACACAAGACTACATGGCTCAACAAAAGATTGCCGACTTACAACGTAAACAAGCACAGCAAACTCAATTGCAAGGTATGCTTGCTGGTATTACTGACCCAAATGAGCGTTTGGCTGCTGAACTTGCACCTGAACAATATGTAGCTGCTAAATTTAAACCACAAAAATCATTTAACATACTTACTCCAGAACAAACTACTTCATATGGGTTGCCTACTGATAAAGGTCAAAGATATCAAATGACTGAATCTGGTGTATCTTTAATTGCTGGTACTGAAACAAAAGATAATCCTGCTACTACTTTGGAAAAATTACAAACATATAGAGATGCTTTATATAAAGCAAATCCAAATGACCCAAAAATTAAAGGTGTAGATTCTGCAATTAATAAAGAAACAAATTTTGCTCCACCTATTCAAGTAAATTATGGCGCACCTCAAGCAGGTGTTGATGCAAGTGGTAATCCTGTATTTTTCCAACCATCTAAAACTGGTGGCGCACCACAAATAGTTTCTGGTGTTGCTCCATTGCGTGAAGAAAAAGCACCTACAGAATCACAAGCTAAAGCATCAGCATTTGGTAGTCAAATGCAATCTGCTAGTCAGGAATTTGAACAACTACAAAAAGAAGGATTTACTCCTAGCGCAACAACATCACAAGCACAAGTTGAATTAGCAGGTACTCCATTACGAGTATTTGCTGACCCATTAGCACAAAGAGCGCAACAATCTCAAGCACAATGGTCTGAAGCATATTTACGCTATAAAACAGGTGCAGCAGCAACGGAAGGTGAAGTTAAACGTAACATTGATACGTATTTCCCGAAAATTGGTGAAACTGATGCTAAAGTTATTGAGCAAAAAGCTCGTATGCGTAAACAAGCTGAACAAGATGTATTAAAATCAGCTAAACCATCTACTCAACAAAAACCAAAATTTACAGTTAAAGACCAACAAGCATTAGATTGGGCAAATAAAAATCCTAATGACTCAAGAGCCACACAAATTAAACAACGATTGGGGTTATAAATGGCAGAATTTAATCCAGATGAGTATTTACAATCAAATGAGTTTAATCCTGATGAATATTTAGGTGTTACTCCTACTGCAAGAGTTACTCCAACTGTATCAGTTACAGCAAAAAGATTAACACCACAAAAATCTATGTCTGAAGAATTAATGCGCCAAGCAGGTTTAACTGGTCGCTATGGTTTAGAAGGACTTGGTTCTATTGTTGATTTAGCACAAGCACCTATTCGTGGCGCAATTAATCTTGCCATGCCTAAAGATAGGCAATTGCAACCTGTTTCATTTGGCGGTTCTATTGCAGATTTATTAGGTTTGCCACAACCGGCAACTGGAACTGAGCGAGTTGTTGGTGATATTAGTCGTGCTATTGCTGGTACAGGCGGTGTAATGAAATTAGCTGGTGGATTATCACCTACATCAGCAATTGGTCGTAATGTTGCTACATCTTTATCTGCTAATGCACCTACACAACTTGCAGGTGCTGTTGGTGCTGGTGGCGGTGCTGGTTTAACTAGAGAAGCTGGTGGCGGTGAAGTAGCACAAATGCTTGCTGGATTAGGTGGCGGTATGGCTGGTGGTGCTTTAGTTTCACCAAAACCAATTGGCTTATCAAAAGAACAATTACAAAACATAAACAAAGATAAACTATTAAATACTGCACAAAAAGCAGGTTATATAGCGTTGCCTAGTGATGTTGGTGCTGGTAAAGGTGCAAAAGCACTTGAAACATTGTCTGGTAAATTTAAGTCTGAAGAACTTGCATCATCTAAAAATCAAAATGTTGCTAATAATTTAACTAGAAAATACCTTGGTTTGCCTGAGTCAGCTCCGTTAAATGATGATACATTCTCTGCATTACGAGATACTTATGGTGAGCCATACAGATTAGCATCACAACTTCCAGCAGGTCAAATTGGCACTACATCAACGAAATCATTGGCTACTGGTAAAGTATCAACCATGCCTGTTATAAAAAATGGCGCACAAATTGTTGATGAATTAAAAATGGCTAGAGATGATTCTCGTGCAGCATGGAAGTCATATAATTCTGGTACAGCAAACAATCCTACTGAATTGCGTAAACAAGCTCAAGCATCAGAAAAACTTGTTACTCAATTAGAAAATCAACTTGATTCTTTAGCTAAAGCAGCTAATCAACCAGATTTGCTTAAAGCATTGAACGATGCAAGACGTAATATAGCAAAAGTATATACAGTAGAAAAAGCTACTATTGGTGAAAACCTAATTGATTACCGTAAGATTGGTAAAGCAATTGATAAAGGCGCACCAGTTACAGGTGAGTTAGCATTAGCAGGTAAGTTTGCTAAAGAGTTCCCACGTGTAAATAAACCTGTTGCATATGAGCCTACAGCATTTACTTTGCCGGATGTATTTGCATCTGGTGTTGGTCTTGGTATTGATGCTTTAACTGGTGTACCATTTGCTAGTGGATTCCCTGCTGCACGTGTAGGTAGTCGTTATTTAATGGAATCTGCACCATTTCAACAAAGATATGTTAAACCAAAATATGACCCATTAGTTACTCCGTATTTACCATACGCAGGATTATTATCAACACAAAATCAATAAGGAAGTAGCATGACTCCAGAAGAACAAAAAGAACTACACAAAGCAGCATTCAAAGAGGCTATTTCCGAGTGGCTAGACAAACAATTTGCTACGGTTGGTAAGTGGACATTACGTGGCATATTATCGGTGGCTCTAGGTATGTTCCTGTATGCCTACGCTGCTGCACATGGCTGGGTAATAAAGTGAAACAAGTCATGATTAATCGCATTGCGTTATGCGAGAAGTGTCGGCAAGCATTTATTATCAATGAGCAGGGCGATGAAACTACCTGTGACAATTGTTTAGCGGAAGACGAGCTAACACATGAACTGCTAGACTCTGGTGATTTGATTGGGATTAATTATGACCGTGCATAAACTATTTGGTATGCAAGACTACTTTCAACACATGGTCGGCAAGACCATAGAAGAGGTAGCTATCTTTGATGGTGAGCTAGTCATATTTTTAGATGACTTGTCCGAGGTATGCATATTTGAAGACGAAGCAGGTTTAGCAATGCAGATTAACGAACGACCAGAATTGGATGGCTAATGAAAAATATATTACTTTTTATTACTTTATTATTTGTAGCTACAGCTTATGCCGATGAAACGACAATTAATTATAAAGGTCAACCTGTCCCCTCTGCTATGGCTCCTTCAATGTCGGCTTTCAGTCAAGACGTTTGCAGCATTGGTATTAGTGGTGCTGTCAACGGTGGGATATTTTCTGTAGCCGGTGGCACGATGGTAACAGATAGTAACTGCGTTAAGTTACGCTGGGCTAAGTTCCTAAGTGATAGTGGTCTAAAGGTTGCAGCAGTATCGTTAGCCTGTGCAGCTAACCATGAAAACTGGGTAGCAATGGAGATGTCTGGTTCGCCTTGTCCTGTAGGCGGTGCTATTGGTGATGCAGCTAGAAAGGCTTGGTATGATTTACATCCAGATTGGTTTGAGGCAATATATGGCAAGGATTTTGTCCTTATTACTCCTCTGCCTAATTCTAAAGAGTAATGATGCTAGTGCATATTGTTATGCAACTGCTTGGGAAAATAATATGCCCGTGTACTCAAGCCTTGGTGTGGCTCAAGGTACGACTATGCAGGCTTGTCAGCAACTTGCGTGTCAGATTTTTCCTAACATACCTGAGTGTGGTCAACCTCCAGTACCTACCTGCTCAGACCGTGAGGAAGTGCAAAGTTTGGCTTGCGAACCTAATCACTCCGGCTCAATCAACCAAACAAGAACCTATCAATGCCAGACATCTAGCTACACAGCTTGGACTACAACCTCAAACAATTGTAGCCCAAACCCAGCAACCTGTACTTACAGCGCACAAACAGAAGAAAGGCAAACCTGTGGGAGTAACCAAATCGGCACGGTCACGTACAAGAAAGAACAAAACTGTCCAGACCCATACGGCAGCCCTATTGACTCAGGGTGGTTTGAAATCGCAAGGTCGTGTCAGCCAGCTCCTCCAACGTGTCAAACAACTGTTGAAAGTCAGAATTTAGTATGCCCACAAAACTTCTCTGGCTCAATACAGCAAACAAAAACGAATACTTGCTCAGACCCGTATGGACAACCAACGGAAGGCATATGGACAACGGTGTCAAATTCATGCACACCAAATCCTGCAACCTGTTCAACATCAACTCAAATTAGGACTCTTTCATGTCAAGATGGCTTCATTGGCTCAATAACAGAAAACAGGACTTCTGTCTGCTCCACACCATACAGCGAACCGCTATGGAGCGATTGGACTCAGTCACAAGACACTTGCGTAAAGAGTCAAACAAATCCAACGAACATGAGCAGTCCGGTAAACCCAGCGAGTCCGTTGAGTCTACCAGCATCGCCACCACCTGCGCCAGAGCCTCCAGCAGAACAGCCACCAGAGCCACCGCCACCGGAAGCACCACCTCCAGCAGAAGCTCCACCACCGGAAGCTCCAAAGGCAGAGGCAGCTCCGGCAGCACCACCGCCAACAGCCTCGTCAGGAAGCACAAGTACACAACCATCACAACCAGCCGTGAGTGCGCCAACGACATCCTCAACAGGGAATACGCAGAATACCTCGCCAGTACAAGTGCCGGCAGGGAAGACGTTAGTACAAGGGTTTGGGCTAGTAATGAGCCTAGAGATTTTAAACAAGCCGATGCAAACTCAGGAGATTCAATTGAACGATGCATTGGCATACCAGCAGGAGTTACCGTATGAGCTTAGAGGAAATCAAGGAGTCTTACTCCAACTTATCACCGAAAGCAATATTTCTGACGCTTTCAATAATCTTGCCAGCGATAGGTGGAACAGCCTACGTAGGGATAACGACTTACAATCGTGTTATAGCTGCGACTGAAGCAATTGAGGCAGCAAAGCCTTATGACGATGCAGAACTACGAGCAGAAGTAAATGCGTTAAAGGTTCAACTGTCTGCACAACAAGCATCAGTCAATGTAGTTAAAGACTCTATGGTGACTACATCTAATCAGCTTGTATCTATGCAAGAGAAGGTATCTAACGCTATCGGTACAGCTAATGAAGCCAAGGCTATCACTAACGGCAACGTGCGTGAAACTTCAGCATCTTTACTAGGTGTTCGTGAAGAGATGAAAGCTACTCGTGAAGGCATAGAATCACAACTTAAAGCACTTAAACGTGCAACCTCTAACCCACTAGGAAATTAATTATGTTATCAATCATATCAGGTCTATTAGGCATCGGCTCTTCTGCCTTACCAAGTTTATTAGGTTTCTTCCAACAGAAAGGTGACCAAAAGCATGAGATGGCTATGGCTCGTTTGCAGACAGAACGTGAAGCTGCTATGGCTGCTGCTGGCTTTGCATCACAAGAAAAGATTGAGGCTATTAAGCTAGAAGAAGTTGAAATGCAGACCTATACGCAAGAGCGTGAGGCACTATATGCACATGACATGAAAATCATGGACAAGGCATCGCAATCAACTGTTGATCTAAACGCTAGAGTTCGTCCATACATTGCATTTACCTTTGTTGGCTTGTTAGTTCTCGTAGACATAGTAGGTCTTGGCTGGGCTATCTATACTGGTGTAGAGTTTACAACGGCTATGGGCTTAGTATTTTCTGATGACGAAATGGCTATAGTGTCCAGTATAATTGGTTTCTACTTTGGCTCACGTCAATGGGAAAAACATCGTGAAGGCAAGTAAAGAATTAATTAAAATGTTGAAGCACCATGAAGGTGTGAGATACAAACCATACCAATGTCCGGCTAAACTCTGGACTATTGGTGTTGGTAGTGTTTTATATCCAGAACAGGCTAAAATACCATCAAGCATAGAAGGTATGGCTACTCGTAAAGCGTACCCTTTAAAGCCTGAAGACAACCGTAGATGGAGTGAGGAAGAAGTTGACAAGTTATTGGCTAAGGATGTCGCACGATTTGAACGAGGGCTTGCCCGTTATTTACCTATACGACTTTCACAGAATGAATACGATGCTATTCTTAGCTTCTGCTTTAATCTTGGTCTTGGTACATTTCAGCGGTCAACACTCCGTCAGGCGCTTTTGCGTGGGGATAAAATTACGGCTATACAAAGTCTTCTCAAGTATAACAAAGCTGGTGGCAAGGTCTTAAAAGGCTTAGACAATAGACGTAAAGACGAAGCAGCATTATTTAATAAACAAGGATAAGTTATGGCATTAACACAAGAACAATTTATGCAATTAATGGGTGGCAAACGTGAGCCAATAACGTCATCTATTGCGTCTGTGTTAGATTTAATTAAAAAGCCATTAGACTACTATGCTGTAGATAAACGAGTGCCATTAGTAGGCGGTCAATCAGCAGCAGACTTAATTGGTCTTACTGGTACACAGTCATTAGTACAAGACTTTAGCCAAGGCAAACCAATGATGCGTGATGGTATTGCTGACGAAAGATTTATTGATGCTGCCGGCATGATACCTATGATTAAACCTGCTGCCGTTGGTGTAGGACAGGCTGCTAAATATTTAGGTAAAGAGGCATTGCGACAAGTTGATACTGGTGCTGGTGTATTTGGTAAAATTGTTCCAGATATGAATATGTATGCTGTTCCAAATAATTCACCATTTGTTCCTAATGTTAAAGCAGGTGAAGAACTGATTGTTCATCATAATATACCAGCTACAGGCTTATTAAATGTAGATGAATTTGGTGGTAAATTAGCAGTACCAAGTTTAGGAATATCTAAATCATCAATGCCTTTAACTAATTTTGGTGAAATATCACTTATTGGTTCTAAAGAAATGGCTATTCCTTCTGCTAAAAATCCAGTATGGTCATTTGATGCTTATACAAAAAGATTTCCAAAAATAGAGATGCAAGGAACAAAAGCCGGAGAACAAATTATTAAAAATGATTTTATAACTCCTTATGGTAAATTTGCAGAAGAAAGAGATGTTATTAATGGTGTAAGTGAGCTTTCTAAAAATTTAAGAAATAATATAGATACAACATCTGGGAAAATAAGATATTTAGCAGATATTAAAGAACTGCCAAATCCAGATACTTTTAATTCTTATTATGATTTTTTAAATGCTGCAAGAGATAAATTTAGAAATTTAGAACAAACAAATCCTAATTTTCAAGATAATTTTAATTTGTGGGCTAAAAATAAAATTACTAATTTAAACTCTACTGGGGAGTTTAAAGATGTTATCTATGCAGGAACAAATAATCAAGGCAAACAAAAATATATTCCAGCAACTATGGATAATTTTATTAAGCAATTAAAAGGTGGAGCTGGTGAAGAAGGATTTAATTATGGATTAGCTCAAATGAGAGCAAAAGTTGCACCAAAATTTAAAACTTTATCAGATGTCAGTTCTGCTAGAAATCAAATTGTGTCTTCTGAAAAATTTAATGATATAAAAGATTCATTAAATTCAGAGCATGATTATTTGTCTGATAAATTAACAGAAATTATTAATAAAAAAAGTGGAAGTTATTATTCAAGACAAACTGCTGATGCATTATTGGAAGATTTATATACTGGTAAATACAATCCAAAAGATGAATTTAATAAAGAGTATGACGCTTTAATTCCAGCAAGCATTAAAAACAAAGCAAAGAAAGTAGCTTCACAATTAAAATCTATGCCTACTGAATACTTTGAAGCAAAACCACAAAGAGCTGTAGGATTAGAAGAATTTCAAGGAGCTATTATTCCAAAAGAAGCATCTAAAGAAACAAAAGATGTTTTAGCAAAATATGGTATTAAAGATATTTACGAATATGGAACACCAGAAGAAAGAATTAAATTATTCCAAAAGTTTGGTAATAAAATGTTTTCTGCTGGGTTTCCAGTAGGTGTTGGTAGTGGACTATTAGATAGTAAACAAAAAACTGATTAATCAGTAATCATACCTATGTCGCAGGTATGTCTTTCTATCTCGCCATACTCTTTATGTAAGATAATAGCGCACATATCACGACCAGCTCTGTAGCCTTGTCCTTGATGCCAAGCATCTCTTGCTGCCAATGTCCTAAAATACTCAACAACACCACCGTGATACTCTTTCACATCCTTGTGGTGTACGTGACCAACGTACCAATACCTAAACTTAGACCTTCCCCAGTCCTCTGACTTGTCTGCTGCCATGATAGACAACATATCTTTACCCTTAACTGTATCGCCATGCGTAGAGCCTATTAGCACCTTGCCAAACGTGTAGTACCAGCAAACTGATGGTGATAGGTCAACTTCCATGCGTGGCTCATTATGAAAGTAACAGCTAATCATCAATGCTAGTGCATAAGATGAATGCCCATCGTGGTTACCTTTATTGATTCTGAATACCACCTTTTGATGCTTCTCTAGCAATCGTTTTAGGCAATAAATAATCGCACGTAGACCAACCTGCTGCACTTTTGCCCAGCGACCATCTACATCAAGCTGGTGACCAGAGGCGGTAATATTCTTTTGGTTGTCGGCATGGAACATATCGCCAAGGTTTAGTAGCAATGCCGTGTGTGAATTAGGTGAGCTTGCTATAAGCCTGTCTATTGCACTACAGGTTAAACGCTCTGCAATGTCCAAGTCAAAGTCATCGCCAGCATCTTGATGCCATGCGTACAAGCCAAAGTGAGGGTCACCCATAGGAATGACTGTAAGAATGTTGTCAGAGCTAATTGCCGGTGGTGGAATCATTGGTGCTAGACCTTTGATGTCTTCTGCCAGCTCCGCAACAAAGTTACGAACTATCTCTTCTAGCTTGCTGTCATCTACCCTAGTCTTAACCCATTGCCCACTAGCCTTACCTTCAGCATTGTAGTAGGTAGACACACCACGAACTATAAACGGCTCTGGTGCTGCTCTAGTCATGTCGTGGTTAGGTGCGTAACCGGCTAGTGCTGCTTTAGCCTTTAAGCCACGAACAGCAACATCAACTACCGTAGCAGTTACATTAAAGAACTTAGCTGCTGCACGATTAGAATTAAGCTCACAAGACTTGGAGTAATACTGCCATTGTTTATCAGTAGCGTACTGGGCTAATCTGTCATCTATGTCTGCCATACATATCCTTATGTTTTTGTTTATTATATACATATTTAGAATAGTATGTAGATATAATTAACCCTACCACAATACCTAGTATAAAAGCCTCTTTGTAACACAAGATGTAGTCTAACGTGTACATTTTCGCCTTCTTTTAATGTAATTAATTAATGCTCTACTTTTACTGCTAAACGATTTAAATCGCCTCATGCGACCATCAAAGTTAGGTTTACCAGTAGGCAGTTTATAAGGTCGGTATATCAGCATACTTTTCTTTCATTGCCTCAATGCCTCGCATAAGCAAAACTTCAAAGCCTAGCTGCATCAAGTACATCTTACCTTCTTCGTCTATGTCCAGCTCCGCAATACCGCTACCATCTGGATGGTCTTTTATATCGCCTATCAATTCTATTTTCATATCTGTATCCTATGGTTTACAATCTGTCAGTTATGTTGCCGATAAGTAACAGGTTTTAGTTCAAAACTAAACTAAAAGTGTAGACTTACGCATAAAATTAAACTCAAACATCCGCCAAACCGACTTTATTGAACCGCTTTGCAAGATAGTAGCGATTAAATTGAAGTGCCAAGGTAAGTTGCCTTAACACCACCTGCAAATTGCACCTCTACAGCGCAGTCTTGACCTTTAGTTCCATGCATTAGTTTATATAATCCAAATCCCATAGAAACAATACAGATAAGTAGCAATGTTGCTACAACTACGGTGGCTCTATCTACACTTGAATCTTTCTTGCAGTCGCAGTTACGACCTTGATTACAGTTTTGATTGCACGGCATATTAATCTCCTATATAACGCATTGCGTTAAACGTCATCGTAGTGCAGACCATCGTTCCCATTTTGACCAATGGTATCTACACGGTCTTCATTCCACCAGTTAAGTTCGCATCCTGTAAAGGCGCACTCTTTTGTACTTGCCAAATTTTTACCGCAAATGTTACATATTGGGTCTTTCTTCTTACGAAAGATACGGTCAAATCCTTCATCAAACTTTTGCTTTTGTTCTTTGCTGCCAATCTTACTTACTAGGCTATCTCCAGTTACAGGGTTGCTAGACATAGGTAAACTCCTTTTTAAATAGCATTTAATGCTTCACCATGTTGAGCGTGCCATTGGTGATGATGTTCTGAGCATAACCATCTTACATTTAACGGCTTTGCATAATCATCATGGTGAGCATCAACTTTTTCTTTGCCACACACCTCACACGGCTCTCTAAATAACTTTTTATTTCTAATTGCATTATTTATCATGCAATGTGCTTTATATTTCTTTGGGTATTTTTCCCTATACTCTTTCAAGTATTCTTTGTTTTGCCTACTACCTCTAGCTCTGTCATAAGCAAGTATCTTTTCTCTGCTGGGGCTTTCGTGTCTATGAACATGGACATCTTTTTTAGTGCAAGTTTTGCATTTATTAAGATGCCCATCCTTCATTTGCCCATGTTTGTAATACTCTGTTAATGGCTTACTTTCACCACATTTAAAACAAGTTTTCATATTTCCCCCATATATTTATCAGTCCGTGGGGGTATGCTACACTAAAACGGACTTAATTAAAAGGTATATCTGACTCTACATCATCCATTGGGTCAGCCTTTGCTGCTGGTTTAGCTGCGCCACCTTCAGATTTTCCACCTAGTAAAGTTACGTCACCAACACGGCACTCTAGGCTTGATTTTTCTGTGCCATCCTTTGCTTTGTATGGGCGCAAGCTAATCTCGCCTGTAATGCCTATTTGTGTGCCTTTTAAAAGCATTGGCGCAAGTATTTCTGCACGTTTTCCCCAAAGATTACAATTCAACCATGTGGTCGTGGCTTTATCACCATAACCTGCAGTCAGCGATACTGAAAAGTTGCAGATTGCATCTTGGTTTGCCGTGTAACTTAATTTTGCGTCTTGTCCTAAGCGACCTGTTGCATTTAGATTGTTCATTTTATTTCCTTTAGTTTAGTTTGTATGTAAATCTTGCAATTCTTTAATTGTTCTTGCTCGTTGCATTATCATAGCTTGAGCCATTTCATATGCTGAACAAGCTATTAAATCTCTATAGTCATCTGCTGCACTAGCTTCAAAAACATCAGAAGTTTTGTCTGGGTTATCAGCACTTAAATACCATGTCTTCCATTCTTTGTAAGCTAACGGATAAGCTACTAAAGCACACTTATCTAAAAATTCAATTGTTTCTTTTTTCATTTTAGTTCCTTTAGTTTAGTTGTTAATTCTGATACTTCTGTTAAAAATAATTCTACTGCCTTCTCTGTTTCAGCGATGTACTCGTCATCACGATCCACACGTACTACAAACAATGCTAGGTTATCGCCTACTGTTGGACAGTAGCTAACAAAGTCACACCACTTAGCACCGGTACAAGCCATTTGCCATTGCATCTGCGGTATGTACTTGCTAGGCGCTTTTCCGGATAGTAGCGTATCTACATGATTGGCTGCCGTAGGGCATTTAATCTCTACTAGACCATCAAGACCTACAAGACCATCTGGACTAGCGCCAGACATCTCAATGCTTGGGTGATCAATAAAGCCTACCTCGGTTACCGTAACACCTTGCTTAAACTCGTATGCTGCTCTGGCTAGTGGCTCAAGCTCAATGCCTCGCTCCATGTGTGAGTTAGTAAAGCCTTCCTCACGTTGACCTGTTAGACGTTGACACACAAGCTCCATGCGATAATTCTTACGACTAGCAGACTCACCTGTCTTGATGGTGGCTAACACGTCTGCAACACGACTGGCTGTTACCTTGCCAATGCGTGATTCAAACCATTCTTCTGTACCTTGCATTATCTAATCCTCGGCATTGGTTTTGAAAGTAGCCACTTGTGACCTAAATCTTTTAGAGCCTTTGCTATCTTAGCATCACGGTCTGCCATCTCTTTTTGGCTAGGTGGCTTTAATCCGTATAGTGATTTAATAATCATGCTGCCTCCATAATTGATTTCATTTCGCTAGCTGCCGATCTAATTATTGGTAGATAGCTTGGGTTAGATTTAGTCTGTAGCGTAACAGTATTAAACAATGCAGTTAACTCAGTTAATGTTTTAGCTGCACGAATTTTAGCAACATAGAACTCTACAGGCTCAAGTTTAACTGGTGCATTTTGTTGATGTATTGCATTGACTACTTCATTTGCTGATGCAAACTCAGTACCACCAATACCAAACGATGCCAATGCACGACCAATTGCTGATGTTTCACAATTCTCAACGTAAGATGTTTTATTGATTTGGCTATTAGCTCTAAACTCTTGAGCGTGACCGTTAGCAATTAAACGAGATTCTTCATTTAAGATGCCAGCTTCAACAATACATTCGTCAGCATCAATTTTAATGATTGTTGTTTTAATAGTGTACTCCGGATATTTCTCACGGAAACGATTGACACGGCTTGCTACTGTTTCATATTCTTTACCGTGTATGCTTACAAATCCTTGTTTTGACATTTTATTCACCCTTAGTTAAAACTTCTAAATATTGTTCATATTCTTTCTTAGCACAATCTTGCAAATACTCTAGGTATTCTTCTAGCTCTATAAAATCTGTATCTTGGCGATTGTCTTCCATGTTAAGCCACCAGCAATAAGTATAAAAAAATTGAGAGTAAGACTACACCAACAAAGCAAATGCTTTCTATCCACGGTGTTAGGTTTGTCTTAGGTTTGTAATTTTTGTAATCAGTCATCTTTATTCTCCTGTTCACGTTTCGCTAATTTAACTTCTAATTCTTCAAACTCTTTACGCATTGCTTGTATTTCTTTTATTATCTGCTCAAGTTTTGGGTCTTTTAGATCGTTAGTATGCATTACGAGCCTCCCTTGTTTCACGGTCGCATTTAGCTTTGAATAGGCAAACAGATGCTTCTATCTCAGCAATTCGTGTGTATACCTTCTCAACCATTTGGTATTGGTTAAGTAAGGCGCAAGCTAGTTTGTAGGAATTATAGGTAGAGTTGACAACTTTACCGTTTTCTAAGATATCCCACTTTTGTTTTGGGAATTTTGTAGATTTGATTGTGTACATTTTTATCTCCACCGTTTCTATTAATATACTACTTCAACAAAAAAACATACTGGCTCGTCATCGCTGATATTTTTATTTTGCAATTCAGCATAACAATCAGCATCAAATCTAGTTTTAAATGTGCGAACTAAATCTGTTTCAGAACCATAAACACCGTTATTGCGTAACACGTTATATGTTGTAAAGCCATCGTTTGTTCTAGTCATTTTTATCTCCACCGTTTCTATTAAGTTAATCGCATAATTTGCTGCGATGTGTAATAATCGCATATAATAAATACACGGTCAAGTATTATTTCTACAAAAAGTGAAAATAATTATGAAAATATCAGAACATCAAGAACAGGTCATGTTAATTACTTGGTGGAGAATGCAATACAAGCAATACAAGTATCACTTATGGGCGATTCCTAACGGTGGGTCTAGGCACATAGTTACGGCAGTCAATTTGAAGGCAGAGGGAGTGCTTGCAGGAGTCAGCGATCTGTTCTTAATGATTCCTAAAGGTGAGTACCACGGAATGTTTATTGAGATGAAGGCAAAGTCTGGCAAAGTGTCAGATAGTCAAAAAGAGTTTATGGCAGCAGCTAGTTCAATGAACTACTTAGCTATTGTATGCTTTGGTTTTGATGAAGCTAAAGAAGCTATCACAAATTACTTGCAAGAAGGTAAAAGTTAGTTTACATTATAGGTATTGGCTTGATAAACCAATACTACAAACGGAGTATCAAATGCAATTTAATTCTATTAGTTTTTATTCAATAGCGGAGTCGGTAACTACTTCGTTGGCTTCCGTGCGTGGTTTTTACTTGTTGGACTTATCATCCAGCCCGCTACTGAATAGGAACTAATATGAAGCGAAAAAGCATATCTAAAAAATTAAGATTTGAAATTTTTAAGCGTGACCAGTTTGTATGTCAATACTGTGGCTCACACCCACCATCAGTAATTCTTCATGTTGACCATATTATTCCCGTTAAAGAAGGCGGTGAAAATGATATGGATAACTTAATTACGTCTTGTGCAACTTGTAACCTTGGTAAATCTGCAAATTTATTGACAAGTATTCCATTAAGTTTAAAAGAAAAATCTGAATTAGTTAAAGAGTCTGAAGCGCAAATAAAAGCCTATTCAAAAGTAATGCAAGACAAAAAAGATAGACTTGATTATGAAATGTGGAAAGTTGCAGCCACAATTGAAGGCGCAGATTATATTAAACAATATAACAGAGCAGATTTAAAAACAATTGAGGTATTTTTACAAAGACTTGAGTTTAATGATGTTATTGATGCTGCAGAACTTGCATATAGCAGGTTTGTAAATGACGATTACAGTAAATTCAAATACTTTTGCGGAATATGTTGGAATAGAATTAAAGGAGATAATCATGGCTAGAGCAAGAAACATTAAGCCAGCATTTTTTCAGAATGAAGACTTAGCTGAGTTAAAACCAATTGAAAGATTAGCTTTTATAGCAATGTGGACTGTTGCTGATTATAGAGGTTGCATAGAGTATCGTGCTAAACGCTTAAAAGTTCAATTATTACCTTACGACAATTGTGATATTGATACAATCGTTACAAATCTTGAGCAGTCACGATTTATCACGACTTATAATGTCAATGGACAGAACTACATCAAAATACTTAATTTTGAGAAACATCAGAACCCACATCCTAACGAGAAGAAAGCTGGTAGCACAATTCCTGATATTGGTGAAAGTAATAGTAATATCAATGAGTTACAAATTATCGTGACAAATCACGACAAAGACGGAACTAATCGTGCTGATTCCCTTATCCCTATTACTGATTCCCCATTACCTATAACAAACACAGAAGTACTTGAGGATTACTTTGAAGACTTCTGGTACAAGTACCCAAAGAAAGTAGGAAAAGAAGCTGCACGTAAAGCATGGAACAAAGCAAATCCAGACATCATTAAAGTTATTGATGCTATCAACTGGCAGCGAGAAACAAGACAATGGCAAGCAGAGGATGGCAAATACATTCCTAATCCTGCTACTTACTTAAACCAAGGTCGCTGGATGGATGAAGCACCAGAACAAGCTGCACCATTCTAGGAGTTATCATGATTGAAACTGACAAAAAAGCATTTAAAGATATGGTCAATGCCGTGTTTACTATTTACGGCAAGCCTTTACCAGAGAAAGAGATGCTACGTATCTGGTGGCATAAGCTAGAGAGATTTGATTTTAATGTTGTTGGTCGTGCTTTTGATAAATGGACAGACACACCAAACAAGTTGCCACAACCTGCAGACATAGTTCAAATGTGTAAGCCAAGAGAGTCTGAGTATCATGCATTGCCAGCTCCGGTTAGTTACGCAGAGAATAAAGAGAACGTGGATAAGTTAAATAAGTTTATTGCAGAAAAGTTGAAGCCTAAGAATGACTTTCATGCCTGGGCTAAACGCATATTAAAGACTCCGCAAAACTTTCCGGAGATGTCAGTAGAGGCTGCTCGTAAATTGCTAGGTGAAAACTATGAAGTGGCTTGAACAAGACAAATACCATATTAGTTCTGGATCGTGGACTATAGCCAAATATTTTTCACCTAATGGAGTTAAGTATGGTCTTAGCCATCGCAATAAAAACTTAGGCTATTACGACACATTGGAAGCAGCCAAACGAAATGCTAAAGATTAGTTGCATATTTTATACAGCGTGATATATAATAATTCTATCAACGACAGATAAGGTTATATATGACACACACAGAGTTAAAAGAACTACGCAGCAAAACAGGTTTATCACAGAAAGAGTTTGGAACTAAGTTGTTTAAGACTAGGGATAGCATTGCCAAGTACGAGTCCGGCAAGTTTACGATCCCTGCTTACATGGACATTTTAGTAAAGGCTGTATTTAGTGACTATGATTTCATGTAATGAGTGGATTAAGCGTATGAAGGCTGCTGGGTTCACCGGTAAGTTTCGTGCAACAGATGGTACTAGAGTTATAACTGGTGAAATAAAGAAAGACGAAATAGAAACGGTGAAAGTCACGACTTCTACGGAGTCAAGACAAAAAATAAAGGATATGTTTAAAAATGGAAGTTAAGAATTTTAATATCAGCACAAGCAATTTGCCTTACTTATTTGAAAAGATTAAGGCA